AGCCAAATGTTGTTGTTGTTGTAAAATCATCAGATGTATCACTAGATGAACCTAACTCAGTCTTAACTCGATCAACTGGAGTTTGTGCAGATTCTTCTGTTGAATTATTATATAAATCTGCGGTTACAGTTCTAATAACTGGATTAGTTGTAGTTAGTCCATAGAATCTAATCTTCATTTTGAAATCAAGGGTATGGATAATGGTTCTTCTTGTTTCGAAATCTCCTTCGTACTCATCTTGAAAAGAAACACCTTCAAGAATAATTGGTACATCAACAGATGAGCCTGGCCCATTCATATCTTTAATAGCCACTGTATATTCTGGTGTAAAAGTAGGAAGAATCTGCTCCATAATTTGAAGAGCCTCATCTTGAGTCTTGGAAAGAATATTCAATTGCATGGTCAATGAGTAAGGTACACTTTGATTTATTGTATCTGTACCGGTACTGGTCTCATTGAAATATATCTTATTATTCTTATTTAAACTTGTTGCAGAATCATAAGATATATCGGTGATCTCAAAACTCATCCTTGGCACTTTGATCGCAACTGCTTCATCTCTTTTATCTGATTCTATACTGGCAAGAAACTTCTGTCTTGGTCCATAAGAGATTGGAACTCTTTCTTCTGTGCTATTATATTTACGAATGCGAACATTATTAAATATAGTTCCGAATACAGCAACGGATTTTCTTATTGTTTGATTATAAAAATGTTTTCCACTAAGCATTATCTGGTATTCCAAATGGGTTTAATTCTGAGAAATCGATGAAATTATTACCAATGTCTTCAAATTCAGAACTCTGGTCGGTTTGATATGTATCACTGGTTTTAATAGGCTTAAAGGTATCAAGCGAAAGAATTGGAGTAACGGCACCCGATGCAACATTAACAAGGTTACCATTCGAACCATTAGTGGGTTTGAAGTTGGAATTAGAACCATCGTCGGCACTTATTCCAGTTACATCAATGATCGAACCTGCCGGCGAACCATTATCACCAATAAGTTCTGCGATCTCACCATTAATAGTAAGCCCTGGTTGAGACTGTGTAACATCATCTCCAACTGCGAATTCTGTTGTCGCACCAGTGATCAATCGTGTTCGTGCGCCAAATTGGCTTTCGAATGCATCGATCTCTTCAACACCTGTATCGATTGCCTCATTACCATATTCAAAGGCTTCTATCTTGAGTTTGAATACAGGAAGATTTTGTAATTGATAGAATGGTGTTTCCTGTTCGACATATTTAATTTCAAACATGGTGTTTACCATTGGGAAGAAGATAATATCACCTTCTTGTGGTCGAGCCTCGACAGGATTCTGGAATCTGCCGACAAGTTGTTCCCATCTCTTATTTGAAACTACCAATGTGGCTTGGTCTCTTATCTCTAATCCAAACTTGGATAGAAGATCACCTTCTCCTTCGAAGCCATCTACATTCTCTACATAAGCCTCGATCATGTACGAGGAACCAAATTCTGATAGAGAAGCCTCGTTGAAGATGCCGTCCTCTTTAATTATCTTACGAGGTAGATAGTATACATCATGCCCGTAAATACGAAGACCTTCGATAATTATATCTTCGTAAATTCTTTGTTCAGAATTTGTCCCTTGACTGAAATATACATTTCTTGGCATATCATTATTTATCCAACAAAGAAGTGAGGAGGCATCTCGTAGGTGAGTTGCATTTCTTCTTCGATCTTTTCAATATCTTGTACAGCGTCGTCATAAATTTGGCGACCATTTAAAGTAACTCCACCAGGAAGTTGCATACCCTCAAATTTAATTAGATTCAAACCCCATTGTCTTTTGATCAGGGCCGTTGAATATTTTTTGAGGAATCTATCATTATAAACATCTGTGTATGTATCGGGGTCGAGTGTTTGATAACCTTCAACAATGATATAGTCATCCACAGAAAGATTTGCTTCCCAATCGATTTCAATTGCTAATCTATCGGCATGCCTTGTAAATGTTGAGATGTGTTGCATTCCACTAATCTGTCGGTCGATTAATGAAAGATACTGTTTAGTCATCTCATAGGTCAATAATCCACCGCCGGCATTCTGCATATCAAATATATCATTAAGATGAATCTGATAATCCACAGAAAACATTCCTGTACCTGTTGTTCCACCATCGATAGGAAAAACTCTATTCACAAAAAGCATTTCATCTGGAAGAGTAATATATCGATTATCTATATCATCTTGGTCGATTTGCTTTTTAAGATAGGTTCTGACAACGGCATCTGAATGATACTCTTGATAAAATTGAAGTGCCTCATCTATACGATCAGAAACCTGATCTTCGTCTACATTGATTTCGATCACTGGCGCACCCAATGAGCGCATGCAATAATCAACTAATGTTTGTCTTGAATTTGGTTTAGCCATGTGTTCTATTTATATTACGCTCCAAGGGTCACACGAGGGGTGACTTCTACTTGTCCTTCAATCACTCGTGTGACGATTGATGGTGAGTCTGGTGAAAGTATTTCGAGATCATAAACATATCTCCCAGACTTTAATAAGCCTGTTTGTGCCGCGGTGAGATTACAAACTAATGTTTGACCGAAAGAATTGACATCTACCAAAAAATCAGTCTTTGAACTTGAATTATATGTCTTTCTGATCTGACCTCTGGCTGTATAATTCGTTAGAACTAAGGAACCAACTATTGGGGTGAGATCAATTGTGACATTAAAATCCGATCCCTGGTCGATAAATAAATTTTTATATGTAGCCATGTTTCTATTTATATGATTTAGTCACATATACATCAGAATCATTTACCATATTCAAAATTGAAATGATCAATGTCTTCTGCAAAACAGTCTGCAATAATTTTTATTGTTTCATCATTATAATATTCGGTATAGTGTTTGTGTTCTGTTTTATTTTCGCGCACAATGAATTCTTGATGTGGAATTCCTATTTTATCGCAGATGATATTGAAATCCGATTGAAGATGTTCTGTTCTTCCAATAAAGTCGCACCCTTGAGTAAATATACATTGAGTTTGATTTTGATTTCTCCATACTCGGTGTCGGTATTCTTTATCAATTAAGAATTCATCAAATGAAATATTTGAAGTATTTCTTAAAGGGTATTTTGCCATTTTACAGAAAAAATACCAAGATAATACGCGAGCCCACGGATTTCTTACAAAGGCAAATTTATAATAGTCATTAAACTCAGGATGATGATCTTGTAATTTGAAGCATGGCAAGTGTTTCGAATGTAATAAATCATTATCATTCGGTGGAAATTTGAGCCCGACTATTTTTTCTTTATCTTCTATGCACTTGATTAATGTATGTTGAATTGTTGCAGAACCAGTTTTTGGATTTGCAATGAATACAAATTTGTGTTTTGGTGATATTATCATGCGTTCAATTTAAATACATAAAATCATTTACCAAACCAATAATTAAAATAATCAATGTCGTCTGCAAATTCATTCGCAACAATTTCTCGGGTTTTCCAATCATAGTATTCGGTATAGTGTGTATGTTTTGTTTTATTTGCTCGGCCCAGTTTCATATGTGGAATTCCTACTTTATCGCATACTTTATTAAAATCTCTTTGAAGATGTTCCGTTTTTCCTATAAAATCGCAACCTTTCGTAAATTTATATTGAGTTTGATTTTGATTTCCCCATACTCTGTATTTTAACTCTTTATTTTTAACGAATTCTTCAAATGAAATATTTGTAGTATTCCTAGTGGGCTCATTCGACCTTTTAGAGAAAAAATACCAAGATAATACTCTTTCCCAAGGATTTCTTACAAAGGCAAATTTATAATAGTCATTATATTCAGGGTGATGCTTTAGGAAATTCGTGCACGAAATATGTTTCGACCGCAAAATATCTTCGGTGGCGGGGACTATTTCTCCAAGTATTGCTTCCTCATCGTCGAGGTTCTTCTTCAGCGCTTGATACACTGATGTACATCCAGTTTTTGCATTTAAGATAAATGCCATTTTATATTTTGGTGATACTAACATTTAATTGAGTTATTATATAGTCTTTGAATTATGTTTTTTGTTATCTCTGCTTCACTATCTTCAGTAAATTGAGATATATATTGATTTGCTCTTTTAATAATCTCTTTGCATTCATTTTGGTGATTCTTGCACCAAGTTAATTTTTTATCAAGGTCAGATGCATCATCTAAAACAGGAACATAATGTTCCCACGGGGCCAGTTGTAAATTAAATATGTTGTGCCATTTTGGAATAGGACCTATCATTACAGAATTAGTCATAAGTACAAACGAAAGACATGATGCCCAATCATGTCCATCAAGAGATAATATATATTTATACTCATCGATGGTTTTAGGTGGATTGCGAGCTCTCCAATGAAAAAAAGCGATATAGTCATCAACCATATGATTATTCTCTTTAAAATAATTTTCAACGTATTCTTTATTATAAAGAGAGCGACGTTCTCTTGGAGTTCTCTGCAGTTCGGTTTTGGTTGTCATATTCAACCAATGACTTTCATCTTGCCAGTCGTATTTCTTTGTAAATTTTATGTTATGTTTTTTCGACCATTTATTAACAAATTTAAATCTTAAAAATTTATTGATATCATTTTCAATATCATCAACTTCATATAGGTCTTTACAACCATTTGCTCGACCAGTAAATCTTCCTCTCCATATAATCTCATCTTTTTTTTCATCAAATTCATATTTATGGCGGTCTTTGTTTTGCTGTTGAATTCGAAAAACATGTCTTAGACTAGATTTCAAGGTAAATATTATAGAGTCTTTAGAATGTGAATTTCTATTGTGTGCGCCTACAGGAACTTGTCGACCGTATATCTTTGAAAATTTATCATAATCAAGATGATCTGCCCCGCTAAGAACAACTCCAGGGTTCAAATCATAACCAGCATCCTTAAATTGATCGGCAAAATGAATCCAACGTTCATTCATCCCATAGTGATAATTTCTATTATCAAGTTCGTCCCAATTAAATTCATTCAATTTGAATTTTTTATCGTACCACTTCCCCATTCTGAACTTGACAGACTCTTCGATATAATTTTTCATCACCATAAAGACTATTTATAAAATAAAAAAAGAGGTCCATCCTTAATTGGAATAGACCTCTTTTTGATATTAATATTTAAACTAAATATCTATTCGACCTATATCAACCATTACACCGAATCGAGGCTTACCATCTGGTGTTAGATTCTGATATCGAATAGTTGCCATCTGACCAATGAATTCATTTCTCTTTTCCAAGAGTTCTGTAAAGTATTCGTGAGTTCCTTGCATAGATGCTTCGAATTCTACACCATCCTTTGTCACACATCGCACTCGCCCTGCCATAGTGGCTCGCATACCTTTGCCGGCGGTGATATCAATGACTTTGAATTCATCATCTGTGAACTGCTTATATTTAAGAAGATTCTTAGACCGAGTATGTTCATATAACATAGATGGGTCTCGCAACATAATTCCTTCGTAACCCTCTTCAATACATTCAGAATGATACTCATCGATCTGATCATGTGTGATTAGTTTATTAATAACAGGAACTAGATATTCTGCATCCATAAATTGATTATGGAAAAACTCATATCGTTCGGTAAATTCCTTCTCTGGTTCACTTTGGTCGTAGATGTCAAAGATGTACAACTTCAACTTGTCTTTAATCTCATCCCAATCTTCAGGCTTAATAGATTTTTCTTTTGTCTTTCGAGCAAGAGACGTAATCTTATTGAAATCATTATGAAGACGATGGCAATATAATTCACCATCAAGAACAATATCGGGGTATTCCTCAAAGAACTCTTGTAGGCTTTCTTCAATGAATTTAGTAGTGACATACTGTTTTCCATTACGAGTAAAGGCACCATCCTTTGTGATGATGCAACGAAGACCATCAAGTTTAGGAGAACCCATGATATTCTCTGGCATCTTCTTATAATGCTTTTCCCATTTATGAGCAAGTGTACATTCGAAATAACCTTTTCCTTTATCGACATCATTGATATTGGTTGTGTAACCATCATACTTTTGGCGATCTTCCCATTTACGATTGGCTACGAATTCAGCCTGAGCAGATTCATTCCTCTCATTTGATCGACCAACATTTGTTGCCTCACAATCAGTTGGAACACCTACTGTGATCTTTCCATCAACCTGTCCATGCTCAGTCCAAACTTGACCATCTTGATAAAAGACCTGCCACTGTTGTATGGCACCTGTCTTTGCTTTCTTGTAAAGTATTTCTTTCGATTTAATCATAATGTAATTATATATTTTTTATAGAGATTGTCAATCAATCACTGCACGACCTTTATCTGATTTCCAATCATGTTCGGGTCGATCAATTGTTTCATTCCTTGAAATAACAGCATCTATAATGGGTGTGTCTACTCCATTCATTTTACCATAAGAAGCAAGAGCATGAATATCTTTTGGAAAGCATGTTCCACCGAATCCTCTTTTTCCATCATGTCCTGGTACCATTGTGTGTCCATCTCCGATTCTTTTATCTTGAGTGGAGATGCTTCGAATAGTCTCATAGTTCAGACCTGACTTTGTGCATATGGATTCTAATTCATTAAAGATGCCAACCTTAACACTAAGGAAAACATTCTTTAGATATTTAATCATCTCTGCTTCGCCTGGTGTTGTATGGATAACTTCTTTATTCACTACTGAACCATAACCATATACATGAGCATCAGCAAACATTTTCTTTACCTTTTCATATAACTCATCATCATGTGTGCCTATAATCCATTGAGAACAAGTCCTAAAATCTTCTTCCCAATTCTTTTCTGTTAGAAACTCTGGCATAAAATTAACACCAAGATCATCTGATGTACCTGCCGGCACCGTTGATCGAAGAACTATGTGTTTATCTTTATCTATTGCCTGTATTTCCTCACAAACTGCACGAACAATACTAAGATTTGCGCTACCATCTTTGTTCATAGGTGTGGGCACAGCCACAAAGATAATCTCTGATTCTTTTACAAAGGTACAGATATCAAGTGTCTTGGGTTCTCTCTTATCTTGGTTTATATCCCATACCAATACATCGACATATGGACGAAGTAAAGTCATTGCGTGACCAACGAAGCCGTTTCCGACAACACCTATTTTCATTTTATTATTTAAGGACATTTATATATTCTTCCAAACTATATGATGGCTTCCATCCCAGTTCTTTTGTTTTATCTGTCACGACATCACCTGTCATTCTATTACCTTTTCTTTCTGGTAACATTTCAATATCTCCATTTAACATCTTTGCAATATCTAGCACAGAATAAGATTTCTCTGATCCAATTCCGTAGCCATCACCCTCGCCATTTTCTCCGATCAATACAAGAGCATCAATGACATCATCAATGTATGTGAAATTTCTCTTTTGGGTGCCGGGCGATACAACGGTCAATTTTTCACCTTTCTCTATCTTATCTTTGAATAGAGCGATAAGGGTTGCATACTTTCCTTCTTTGATTTCTCGACCTCCATAGACATTATAGAAATATGTTATGGCATATGGCATATCATACCACTTGCCGTAATTCATCACCAGTTCGGTATTCTTAGCCTTACTGAAAGCATAAGGAGATGCATCTGCACCGTTATCACTAAATTTTGTACTACTACCAGAATAGACGAGTTTGGCACCGATCTCTCTTACATATTCAAGAACTTCAATAGTTCCGTTTGTATTGTATTCGTGCACGAGTCGAATATCATCAAAACTCTGTTCCACACGAGAATATTCACCTAGATGATATACGATATCGGGCAATGGATGAATGGGCGCATAATGAATGTCGCACGTTGGAGCCTTGATATATTTGACTCCATCGACATGATTATCGGTCGAGCCAGTAAAATAATTATCTAGACTTGTGACATTATGTCCATCTTTATGTAATCTCTCACAAAGATGGCTACCGATAAATCCGGCACCGCCTGTAACCAATATGTTTTTATCTTTCATAGAAAATTTAACCATATACATAGACAGATAAAGAATCCTATCGAAAATATACCAATGATTACCTTGTCTTTCAATTGTAGTTTGTGTTTGTATTTATTTTGATTATTTAATGACTTTTTCATAATTACATACTCCAATATGTTTCGGATGAAGGAGAGCAATAGTATGGGGTATCATATCGCTCCCAAAAAGATTCTTGAGATACTCTATTCACTCTTTTGACAAATGTTTTGCAAATTACAAATCTCTCTTTTTTGTCAAGGGCTTCAGAAATATGTGCAACCAAGTTTTTGGTATCTTCAACATCATCTTTACTTATGAGTTTTTCACCTCGTTTGTAGCGGTTATCCTTACGATAAATTTCAACCGTTACTAGATTTGGATTAGGGTTTTCTATCATGTTAC